TTCCCCCCCCCCCCCCCCCCCCTCCCATAGATAAGCCCTACCTATGGGGCAGGGCTGGGGTGATCAGTAGGGCTAATCGGTGATGTTGGAGGACTGAGACCTGATGGCCTGCCTTGTCGGTTGCTCTGGTTGATGAGGCGTTGGGCCCAGATACGATCACGCCATGTTAAAAGCTCCCTGTCTAGGTTGCTTAGGTCCATCAGCAGGTAACGTGTCACCGGCCAATGATGCGTTTATGGGCTAACCATGTAATTGCTTGTAATTGAACAGGGCTAATAATTTCGTGGGATGGAGCCTTTGAGTCTATCATAGTAGCGGCTTTAGTGTAGTCTAAAACAATCTGAGCATAGAGCCGCGGGCCGATGTTAGGGGTATTACTAGTGGTGATAGTCTGCCCTGCCCATATTGAATAAGCATGCCCATCAACACATACAGCCGTCTGAGACCCGAGAATGCAACGGTAGAAGGCAGAGATCTTACGGCCGTTTAAGATGATGGCTATATCTTCTATAGTTGGATGACTGCACTTAAGGATTGTCAGAGCCTTTTGTATGTTATTCCCATAGGTACATACCTTCAGCTGAGAGGCTGCGTGGGGTCCGCGTTCAATAAAGCAATCGATTAGGGAATCAGCGTCTAATAGATTCCGGTGCCACCTGTTGTTGGGACTGAGCGCTGCGATGACTCCTGCGGCTGTGATGACGCTTATCGGATAGGTGAGGGATAGGTCAAGGGCGGCTGTGTGAGCTTGTGAATACCACTGACGGCCGACGATGCGTTCGGTCTCAGTGGAGAGGTAGAAGGTGCCAAGAATGCTTGTGATTCGGCTAGGGAGTGGTGGTTTCATTGGATTCTGTTTGAGAGGAGATCAGGGCGTTCTGTTTGAATAGCGTCTGCGATGGCTTGAATGGTGTCGGGATTCCATGGTGTGTCTGCGCCATCGCCCCATAATGCGTCGGCTATGGCTTGTAGTAGCTGTTCCGACTTTTGGCTTGTGATGGGGTTCATTAGATTACGTCCAGGATTCCGCAGGCCAGAACCTGTTTAGGGTAGGTTCCGTCTACAATAGACAATGCCACTTGACCTACACTCTCTGAGGCTAAGAAGCGGGCTAGGGCATCATCTTCCCGCACTGCTGGGGTGAGGGTGTGACGCGCTACTGCAAGTTCCCCCTCGAATGTGGCAGGGGCACCGATGATGAAATGAGCGTAGTCGTGTACGAATCGGAAGAGGAGGTTTTCATAAGGAGACCACACTGGATGGTGATCGTTGTTGTCGGTTGAGACAGGCACACGGCAGAGTTCTCCCGTCACTCTGGGTTGCTTGAATCCGGCGATGGCACGCTCTAAAGGCTGGGGGCCTTTTAGGAAGAAAGGACAGAATCCTGCTCTGACTACTGCGCTAACCTGCTCATTTAACCATTGGCGGGCGTTTGTGATAAGGGCGGGAGTGATGGGTAGCCGTGCCCTTTCATCGTTTAACGCTTCCCGGTAGCAGACGGCCAAAGTGGCGCAGTGGGCCGCGGGGCTGGCGGTGTTGATAAAGGTGGCTTGTGCTTGTTCTTGTGCCATGCGGGCTAGCCGAGCTGTTCGGGAACCTTTTGGGTTGGGTTGGCGATCGCGTTCGCAAGCGTCTAAAAAGGCTTTACTGTGGCGGTGTTTAGGCATAGGCATAATGATTCCTTCTGGGCGGAGAAGGGGGCCGCGGGCAGTTGAGGCATGGGCCTGGTTGGCATCGCGAAATGTGGCGCGTGTGGTGGTGTTCATTGGGAGGTTTGTGACTGGGTTGGTTTGTGATGATCGAGTATTAGACACCTAGGATCGATTTAATCCTGTCAATATAGCCAACCCATAGGGCCCGCAGTGTGGGCTTGGTGCTAATCAGCTTATCCTCCCCGAAAGTAGTAAGACGATAGAAGCGGTAGGGTATTTTAGACAAGGTGCCATCTTTGAGGATATTGTGATACCACTCAAAGGAGATCAGCTCTGCCTTGATCATAGATTCTAAGACTGTGTGGGTTGCCCAGTTGTGATGTTCTGGCACCTGTAGTTCGGCTGCGATCTCGAATTGACGCAGCTCTCGGCCACCTGAGAGGATGTGAAGGATTTGGATTTGTATGGCCTGTGATGCTTGTGATGAGGTGTTCATGGGATGGGAGGGGATGGGCACCGATGTTGTGGCGGTTTACGCTCCACACAATACAGCAGGATGGCGCCGGGGCAATGGGTCAACCGATTAGCGCTGCTTATGGGCCTGGGGCTTGTGATAAGCTCAGCTTATGAGTCGTACTGATCCATCAAACACAGAACCACACAATCCACACCGGACAACCGTGGTATAAGCCCAAATTATAGATGGAGAATTTGACGATCAGCTCAACTTATGAGACAGGCCGACCGGCCCCGCGTACCTGTGTGTGTGACAGGTACGCAAGGACTGAGAACCATTGCGGCGCAACGAACAGAGACCGAGGAAGCGGGCCAAAACGGGCCAAAACGGGCCAACCATGGGGGACGGGCGGCCGAGGCCAGGATCGAAGGGGGGCCATGGGGGGGGATTGGGGCCACCGCCAACAGGCGTACCCCACACGGAATTTTCTGTTAAAATTTCCTGGGAGGTTGAGAGGTAGACCCTGCGGCCTCCTTGAGCACCTTCCGGGCCATCTCGGCATAGACCGACCCTGCTGGCGCGGCCGCGGCGACCTTCCGGGCCTGCTCAGGCGTCATGCTCGGCCTCCAGCTGCACGGCCTTGGCGATCAGGGCATCCTTCTTGAGGGTGCCATCGAGAAGCACCTCGAAGCGGTCCTTGACCTCCTCCAGGATCTCAGCCCTGGTCATGGCTGCCCAGTCGGTATCCACGGCTTGGGTTTCCACCTCAGTTTCCACCTCAGTTTCCACCACCGGCTCTGGCTCAGGCTCTTCGACCACCACGGCTTCCACATCGATCACCACGATCGGCTGCACGACTGCCAGGGCCTCTCCCAGCTGCCGACACTCCTCGAGGCTCAGGGAGACCACACCGTTGACGTGGCCATAGGGGTCGGTCAGGTGGAGTTGGACATCATTTGGACCTTGCCACACTGTCAGTTGGCGGTTGATCTGGGTCATAGGACAGGAGTGCCACTGGCACACAAAGGGATTCTGAGCATGTTCTGCTGGGTCCTCTCATCCCTACCCCTCCTAGAGCTAGAGATGGGGATGGGAGCACCTAGATCAGTTATAGTAAGATATATCCAGATACAGACAAGTTACATGTATGGGATGACGGGATTAAATGAAAGGAGGTTTTTTCTCCTCTCCTCAGACCTCCATCCCAGTGGGCCGCGGTTTCGCGCCATCCCTCTTACAACTGGAAAGCTCTGAAAACCCTTAGCATGACTGGTCTGGGTGTCGATCCATCAAGGGGGTCGACAGAAGCCCCGCAGGGGAGCTAGGATCAAGTAGTCCCTTCAGATGGGTCGGCCCGGGATCAGTTTCTGACCGAGATTGGGAAACAGCCAAGAAATCGGGGCAGGAAGGGCCCTCTAGGGTCGGCCAGGTGTCCTAGCCCCTCTGAGCCCTTTCAAGGCCCTTCTAGGCCCTCCTAGGCCCCTCCCATGGCCTTCCTGACCTGGGCAGACACGTTGCCTCCATGCCTGGGTCGATTTCGAGCATGGTCCAACCTCTCCGCGGCCCTCTGCAGCCTCTGCCTGACATCCCCCAGCACCAGGTCATCCACGAACCGTGTTGGATCCTCCTCCATCTGCTTCAGCATGGTCGCGTAGGCCTCCTGGGAGAGCTTCTTGGACTCCTCGAACTGGCTCACGTTGAGCCGATCGGTGAAGTAGGCCACGCCCATGGCCAAGGCATCGACCCGGTCGTCATGCTTCAGGGCCCCCTTGTCTCGACTGAGCCGGGTGAGCTGGTAGGCCAGGGTCTTCTGGAGCCTCTCCTCGAGGGGCAGGTCCTGGTTCGAGGACAGGTCGTATTCCACGACACCCCGATCGACAATCAGCCGATGCTGGGTGGTGACCGGCTCGAGGGCATCCAGGATGCGCTCCTCCTTGCGGACGAAGGCCCGGGTCTCCTCGAAGGTCATGGGTATCTGCATCTCCCGTGCGTGCTTCTGGAGGAGGGCCACAACGGTCCCATCGCCGAAGTTGGACTCCACGAGGCACATGGTGGCCCCATACTGCAGGCCCAGCTTCAGGATGGCCGTCAAGGTGGCATCGGAGTAGCCCTCTCGGAATCCCCGCAGGGCCCGCAGGTAGATGTTGCCGGCCAGCTGGCTCAGCACCACCACGCCCGTCTCGTCCTTGCCGCGGCCAGATGGGTCGACCGCCACGATGGTGTCGGCCGGCCAGTCCAGCCAGTCGTCACCGAGGCGCGCCGGCCGGAACCAGTGGTCCCCGGGCAGCGAGATGGCCTCCAAGTCGCTGATGCGGTTGGCAGGGTCCTGGGACCAGATCACCGTGCCAGGACACTTCCTGGGATCGAGGGACACCACCGGGATGTCGCCCAGCCGCAGGGGGTACCGCAGCATGTCCGACATTGATGTGTCGAGCTGGAACTGCAGCTGGAACACCGCAGCCGTCTGGGTGAACTCCTTCTCACGCAAGAGGGCGTCCGAGAAGCGGGTATCTGTGGGCTGCCCGGCCAGATTCGCTATTCCCGAACTGCGAATGTCCTCTTCGAGCTCCTCAGCTAGCCGCCCATCATAGTTGGGGAGGTTTTCCTCAGATGGATAGCGGGCGGGCCAGACCATGGCCTTATAGCCTCGGAGCTCTAGCTTGTTATATACCGAGAAGATGGTCTGTGGGGTCCCCAGGTAGATGATTCGAGAGGTGGGAAGTGGAGTCAGGATGGACTCGAACTCCGTGGTTCGCTGGAGGAGCTTTTCCCTCTGGATGTCGGAGGCACTATTCTCAGGACTCTCGATATCGTCGGGGACGATCAGGTCGGCCCGAGAGCCCACCATGGCGGAGGTAATGCCCACGCTCTTCACCGAGGGGCTCTGGGCAGGCTCGGCTCCTTTCACATCGAATGCAACTCGGCTCCACCGATTGTCCTTGCCAGAGTTATCCAGGTGCTGCAGGAATGGAAAGTCCATGATGCACCGCTGGACGAACAGCGAGAAGTCGTCAGCCCTCTGTTTGGAGGCGGAGACCACGAGGACCTTCTTGTTCTGGTTGCAGTAAAGGGTCCAGATAACAAAGGCGGCTGTAACCCAGGATTTGCCGACCCCTCGAAACATCTGGAGCTGGATCCTTGGGCCTCCATACTGAAGGTATCGGGCCATAGCCAGCTGCGCCCGGGTGGGCTCAGGCAGGCGAAGATGCTTCCAGAGAATCCTCAGGAAAAACGCGAAATCCGTGAGTAGCTTGGTCTGAAGCTGTTCTTGGGATAGAGCCATGTGAATGAAAAAAGGGCCCGAAGGCCCCCATAATGCGAACTGCAACCTGGAATTTATTCTCCGGCTTTCTTGGTGTTGTACTTCTTGCCTCGCCAGGAGAAGGTCTTCTTTCCGGCGGCGCGAGAGGCCTTGAAGGCGCTGTTGAAGGAGCCCTTGTCCATGCCGCCCTGCGTCATTCGAGCCGGCACAGCAGGGCCTTGCTTGGGTTTGTAGTCCCCTCGCTTCATGGCCCCGGTGAGGGTGCCGTCTGCGGTGGGCCTGGCCTTGAGGGTCTCGGCGGCGACCGCACCCAGGACTCCAGCACGGCCCATGCTTGAAGCACTCCGCAGTGCTCGTGTTTTGGCAAGTTTGCTCGTCATGGTGGCACTGGTTGCCTTGGCGACACGTCGGGTCTGTGCGGCTGTAACATTGGCTTTGCCCTGCTGCTTGGCGTCTCGCACAGAGCTTGATGTCACCCGGGCTGTGCCCGATCCGGCGGCCTTGCCTTTGATGCCTGAAGTCACCTTGGCGGTCGACATGGCCTGCCGGTTGGCTCGACTGGACGGGGTCTTGCCGGAGACCACGGCCTTGGACTGGGCCGCCCGTTTAGAGCGATCGCCTGAGGAGGTGGGCTTTTTCTTTGCTGGTGCCATGAGTTAACCTACAGCTACAGTTGCCACGTTGATGGTAAAGCCTGTGCCAGCGCCGATGTAGCCGCCGGCAGCGGTGAGTACATCGCCCACGGTGTAGCCCTCGCCTGTGCGAGCGGACACCAGGGTGCAAGCGGTCACGATGCCACCAGCCACAGTAATGTCGGCCGCAGCCCCAGAGGCCAGCAGCTGGGATCCGGAACCCGTGGTGCGGACCAGGGGTACGTTGGTGTACGACCCGTTGGTGTAGCCGGTGCCCCCAACGAGGGTCCCAATGGTGCCGACGGAGGTGGAGGAGACACGGCGGATGCGGCCGGTGCGCTTGCCATTGACCAAGGTTGCGGGCACCCGATCTGCCTGGCGGACGGTGTTAATGGCATCGGTGGCCACGGCCACGGTTGCGTTGACCACTGCTGTGGTGGCTGTGGCCTGGATGGTGCGATTCAGGCGATGTTTGGCCAGGCGGGTTTTGCGAAAGTCAAGGCCCGAGGTTACCTGGTTGGAAAAGGGATCCTGGACGGTCGTGCGAGAGGCTCCCGCCACAGTGGTGGAAGGGAAGGCACCGTAGGCAGAGCCGCCAGCGGGAACAGTAGACATGGGATTCTCAAAAAAAAAAGCAGAAAAAACTAAGGCTTGCTATTAAGAGCGCAGTTCTGTAATCTCAAGAACACTATTGACCACCGCAGCAGTATCACGAATTACTGCAAGGTTTGCTGCTCCATTGAGGGGGGTCTGAAAGGTTGTGGTCGAGCCTTGAGGAAGAAAAACGCTACTGGTAGCATTTGCCGTTTGAGGACCAGAACCAATAGCCACACGGCAGGCAGCGTCACGAACGTGTATGACTATTGCCCGTATTCCGCTTGTCAATGCAACATTCTGCGAAGTTGTTGTAGCGGTAACTCGGCGTGCTAAAGAGGGATAGGAGAAACTCTCAACAGGCTGTCGCAGTGACACCTGGGGAGTAAGAACAACAGCAGTCATGAGGGTAAACTTTGGAGAGTGGACAAAGAGAAGAAAGGCTGGTTTCTGAACCAATCAAGAACATCCCTAGAGCCCTTACTTCGATTACACGCTAAGCAGGCGGCCACAAGGTTAGAGGCCTCGTCACGGCCTCCCTTAACCTTGGCTTTGACGTGATCGAGCGTGAGAGATTCAGTGGAGCCACAATAGACGCAGCGGTGATTATAGTGAGCCTTGATGGACTCACGCCACATGCGTTTTGCTTCGGAGCTAGTCATGGCTTGGAGGCTCTGGAGAAGGTGATCCGGAGTCAAACTTGGCATGAGAGGTTCAGCGTTTCTTCTTGACGGGCTTTCTAACTGCGTTATTACCATGACCATTGCGGGCACGGTTCTTGGCTGGGGATTCCAGGACCATCCTACCGTCAGTTGTGTGGGAGAGATCCTTCCCTCCCTTTCCGGCAATCCCCCTTCGCTTGCGCTCTGCCCAACGCTCTTCCGAGGCGGCCTTCACAGACGGCTTCTTGTTAAGTTTGCGTTGGTAGGCTGCTTTCTTCTTTGCAGCTTTGGGGTTGGCGGCGTAATACTTGGCAGACTTACCTTCGGCCATGAAACTCCTCAATGATGGACCTGAGCTCTTTCAGCTCGTCTCGCAGTTTGTCCTCCAGCCTATGATCACGTTCTGCGTTGGTCTGCAGTGAATCCTTTAGGGCGTTGGTGGTGGCCTGCAGGTGGGACACCTGGATGAGGAGCCCTACTGAGGTTACAGCGAGCCACCCCATCACAGCCGATATTGCGGCAAGGACGGCGCCCCTGATCTGCTCGCTCATTGTGTGAGCCTTTCGATGTAGGCTGTGTCCCCCTCAGTGAGACCATCAAGGAGGGAGGCCAATGGGCTTCCAGGCTTGACGGTGCCGGTCCAGTTGTTCTTGACCAGCCACTCGGCCGCAGCCTTCAGGTCGGCCGTGGAGCAATCTTTGCCTGCGCGGACTCTAGCAGTCATCTCACGGGTGACCATGCCGTGGAGAGCATCTAAGTCAGCTTCAGTAGCTTTGGCCATGGTGTTAAATCACTTCATAAGTAGTGTAGAAGCCCGGACCAATGGATGCACTGGCCCATCTTGGGAGGAAATTTTTCCAGCTGTAGCGTACGGATCTGCCTCCGGAACCAACACGCACATACCCTCCGTTCACAGCATCCAATTCCCCATAGGGATCGTGGAAAATGCCGTGGGTTTTTGTGGCCCCGATCAGAAGGGCCCAGTGACCCCCTCCCCGGGGGGCCCGGACAGGCCCATGGTGCAGGAAGCCCACACCTACCGGACCTTTCTGAAGAGCCGCCCTTAGGCCGGGGAAGGTGCCATTGGTAAAGCTCTGGGCCTTGACCCCAAACTCAAGGCAGGCCTTCTCCTGTGGCACCGGCTCTGTGCTATCTCCATGCCGCATGACCTCCTTGAGGAAGGTATCGTCAGCGTTAGGACCCATCAGGGAGTCTGGCTTTAGGAACTTGACAGCCATAGCAGAGGTACTGGAACGGCACATGCGGAGGCCTTGGCCTGTGGCTGAGTCAACCTGGCTGTAATACTGGGAGACGTTCCAAAGGATGTCAGTCATCGGTGATTCTTGCCTCGCAGGATATTTTTGATCGCCTTGATTTGATCATCCTCATGTCGTGCAGACTTGAAAAAGCCAGTGATGAGCTGGAATATGGAGTTGGCCTTGATTTTTGGGTTGTTGGCTAGGTACTCTGAGGCGAGAAAGAAGGAAAACCAGGCAGCCGAGAAGAGCTGCTCGGTGGAGATTACGAGGCCGGCAATTTTGACGGCGAGGAAGGAAGTAAACATCGGTAAAAGAGTAAACAGAGTTTGCGCCTAATGATGTTATGGAGGTCCAGCACTGTAAGCGCCAGCGTTGTTTATTTTCCCAATAGCATTTCCGGCACCATCTCGGAAAACAATGGGATATGTGCCATCGCTGCCCTGAAGATTGAGTCTCTGCTGTGCCTGCAAACCTCCATCACTGCGGATGTAGGAAAGCACAGTGTTAGATCCATTTCTAAAAGCAATCGGGGTGCTACTGTCGTTACCCTGAAGGTTGAGTTCGACAGTGGACCGGAGTCCGCCGTCAGAACGAATATAGGAGAGCACAGTGCCCGCCCCATCCCTGAACTGAATTGGGAGCGTACCACTGTTACCCTGCAGGACTAGGGCATCGGTGCTACTTTGTAGTTTGACAGTATTTGAGCGGATTACAGAAGTGTCCGAGCTGATTAGGGTGGTCGTAACGTCATTGATGCTGTAAGCAGTTGTTACTGTGGCTTCATCAATGGAGTTGCCTAAGACCACATTGCGTGCAGACCCCGTTTCAACAAAAATTCCTGCGCTATATTTTCTTGTAGCGTCAAAACCTGTAATAGTGTTAGCGGCTACAACGTTCTCCTCCGACGAGTTGAATAATCGAATAGCCTCCTCTAGCTGAGGAGAGGGCTCTGTATCTGTTGCTCTGGCAAAAATAGTATTGCCGGTTACCGTGCAATTCCGCGAATTATTAAGAGACACTCCGTACTTAAGATTTACAAGATTATTTCCCACTACTGAACAGCTATAACAAGCATCAAACCGTACGCCATCGTCCGTTGATCCGTTATTTGCAATACCCATTAGTTGGGCACCGCCTGTCACGTTAATTCCGCTTGAGGAGAGACCATAGATAGCGGCTCCCGCTCCAGCGCCTAGTCCAACGAAGTAGCCTCCATCGATAGTGATAGCACCTGGACCATCTGCTCCATCGATGAAAATGCCATGACGCTTAAAGGCATCAACAATCGGGCGTCCAATGTGAACATCCCAATTAAAATCATTCCCCTGGGCTACGACCCACCAACCGTAAGAGAGATTGGCTGTCTCGCAGTCGTTGAAGAAAATATCCCTGATGTCAGGGCCGATGATATAGTAACCGGCGGAGGTGATGCCATTTGGCAGTCCGCCGCCAACAACGTCGCAGCTGTTGACCTCGATGCTTGCTAAAGGGGAAATTCCACCAGGCGTAAACGGGGTTGCGTCGAAAAGAAAGCCGATAAATTTATTGCTGGCAGTTAGCGTCGTGCCGCTGTAGTCGTTCTGCAGCTGGACAAAACAGTCTTTGACGCGGACTCCAACTATGTCCGTCAGATAAAAGCCGACGCTCCAGTTAGCGACCCGCAGCCTGGAAACCAGCGAGAGCTGGACTGCTGCGGGAACGCTGGCGTCTCCGCCACTAATCACCACCCCAGCATCGTTTGGGCCTGGGTTGACCGGAAAACTGGGTACGTTTGTGTTGATCAGGTAGAGATTTTCGATCACCGAAAATTCGTTAAAGTTCGCACCAGCAGCCCTTATCTTGAGCGCAGGACCAGGGGTTGTTTTGACTATCACCGGCATACTTGCATCACCAAGCAATGCTTTGTAATTGCCGGTGAGGTTAAGCGTCTGTGTGATCTTGTATGCTCCTGTACCCACCTTTGGCACTCGGATAGCTCTGCCTGAGTCGATGGCGGCCTGGAAGGCGGCGGAATTATCAGTGCCATTGCCGGAGAAATCACCGTCGGCGACAGCGCCAAAGTCCAGCACGGATGCTTCGTCTTTGAGCTTACTACTCCAGGACCTAGTTACAGCCCCGGTGCCGTCCTGAGTGAACCCAGGTGATCCGCTGTAAAGAAGAGCATTATCATCGACATACTTCTTGGTTGCAGCATCAGCAGGAGCAGATGCAGTGCCAAGACCGGTAATTTTATTACCACCCATGGACAGGTTGCCAGACATACTATCGCCCGACTTATTTACCTTTAGCGCATCTGCTGCGTCAATGTACGCCTGGGTGGGTGCTTCTTGGGTGTAGTAGAGGACTTGTAAAAAGTTCTGATTGAGCCCCGCAACGGGGATAGGTCCACCAGGCTGAATAACAGCCACCAATGTATCTGACGGGGTTTCTCGAAAAATGACCACCTTGGCCCCTGCAGCAGGCGCCACTGAAAACCGCAGTACGTTTGCACTGAGGAAGGTAAATGCGGTGGTTAGAATACCATTGATGGTGACCTTGACGTGTCTACGGGCCAGGTAAGGAAACGTGAATGAAAAGTCGACCTGGGTTCCGTTGGCCGTTACAGTGGAGGGAACGTAGGGGTTAATTGCCATCGTTAAGATCGTCGATTGCTTGCTGGGTCTGAGTTGCGGCATTTACATTGCCGCGGCCTTGTTGAATACGGCGTAGTCGCACCAGATCAGTGCGGGTCCGCCACTTTTCTGAGTTATTGAGCATCAGAGCTCTGGCCTCGGCCTTGACCTGATTGACGGTTGCGGTGATTAGCTCGTGGTGCTGGGAATCCTCAGCAATCTGCGAGGAGGTGCGTGATTTCCACCCCTGGAGTGCTTGTTGGTAGGTGGGACTGCTGAAGAGATCATCCAGACGTTCAGCCAGCTTGACCTGGTGGAGCGCCTTGGCGAAGTCTGCCCGCTCGTCCTTGGCAATCTCCTCCCCTTGGTCGAGCTTGGTGGTGAGGAGGCTAGAATCCCAGCCTGCATCGGTCAGGTTCGAGGCCACAGACTGCCCCAGGGCCTCCGGGGACCCCTTGGGGAACTCTGCGTCGTAGATTCTAAAGGGAGAGTTGGCATTGTACCACCCGCCTGTAAGCGACGTGAAGGGTTTTCCGGTGAATGGATCGATTTTGGTAGGCTCGTTCAGGGCGAATCCTGGGGCAGCGGCGGCCAATACTTTCTGGAGCTCCCCATCAATCTCTCGGATGTAGGGATTCAGGGTGTTAGCCATGGCTCGACGAGCACCAGCCATAGGGATAAAGTTGTTGGCTGTCGAAAGGAGTCCTTTGGTGACAGGATCTGGTGTGGTATAGGTCTTGGGGTCCAAGAATCCAGCGACGACAGTAAGGCCGCTGAGGTAGCTCTTGTCCACGATGGAAATCGAGAGGGCAAACAGCGCTTGAGACATGAACTGCTCCGCCACGTCGATGTGGCCCATCCGACCCAGCATGGCGATGTCCCCCATGAGGGCCATCAGGTTATTGACGGGCTCGATCGACTCGAAGGAGACCCACTTTCCGGCCACCTTGATGGAGCGGGGACGGTGTTCCTGCAGCCAGAGCTCCCTGGCAGGGCCTGGAGGCGGGCCATTGCCCGTGAGGTTGCCATTGAGCGCAGCCATTCCCCCTGCGGCCATGAACAGGGCTCCTGTGGCCTGACGGCCCTGCATGATGGCCTTGGCCACGGGGTCGAATCCCTCGTCTCCTGGCATGGAGTTCAGCACATCCCGGGCACGGCTGCTTGCTCGATTGAGGAGAGGGAGGTGCTGGGCCCCATAGACGGCCAGGTTGTATGGCGTCCGCACGAAAGGCATAGCCAGACGCAGTAGTGGAGCAGCATTAGTCAACTGGGAGAGGGCATTCACCACACTTCCGGGGTTGTCCTGGAAGGTGGAAGCGTCGGCCCAATCGAGGAGGTGCTCGTCCTTGATCTGGAAGTCGTCGTTGAAGCTGGCCTTGTACTTCTGAGCGTAGATCTCACCAAACCGAGCATCAAGCTCCTTCGGTGATAGACCCTTGTCAAAGGCTGCAAACGCAGAATCCATGGAGATCTTCATGCGGCTGTTGATGATCTTGAAGAAATCATCACCGGCCACCAGGGCGCGACTGCCCCAACTGAAGAGCTTGTTGTCCTGGACCTTATAGAGGGTGTCGATAATCCCCAAGGCCATCTGCTCGGCTGTGTTGCCGCTGTCTTTGGCCAGGATTCGAACTGCCTCGAGTTTGGCCAAAGCCTTGGTCTCCTCCATCATGAACTTGGTGTTCAGCTGCAGAGGCTCGCCCGTGGCAAAGCTCCGTCGCATCACAGCAAAAGCATCACTCATGGAGGTGGCAATTCCTTTGTAGGCTGAGACTGCGGCGTAGCGTGCTCGTGGATCCTTGATCCCCATGAGGCCCAAGCTGAGGGGCTTCTCGACGGAGGCGTAGGTGTTGCCAGCCAGGTTCCGCAGCTGGGAAATGGGGCCAGACAGGATGGAATTGTAGAGCCCATTCATGGCCTGCTCCCAGCCCACCCGCATCATCACGTCGATATGCTTGAGGGTGCCGGCAGGGTCCCCACCGTTGAGGACGAGGGCCCGAACAAGGGCAGTTCGTTCAGCAGTGGCAGCAGCATCTTGGCCAGCCCGGGAGAGTTTGTGGATCTTGGTGATCCACTCCTTCATCCTTTTACTTTCGAGGGCCGCCTTCTCCCTAGGACTTTGTGGGCTTGGCCCCTTCACGGGTTTCCCATCAGCACCCAGGATTTCTTGGAACATCCGCAGGTTGTAGCCACTGTCGTAGCCACTGAGTTTGTGAAGCTCACTGAGGGTTATCAGGCGATCGGCAAGGCGATCCATCTGGTTCCCGGGGTTTCGACCCGCAGCATACAGCTCATCGAGACTCTTAGATAGCTCGTAGATTTGATTGGTCGTGTCGGTGATAAACGTCTTGGTGGCAATGACACCTTTAGCGCTTAGCAGTTCCTGTGTAACTCCTTCTTCAGTAACACTGCGCAATGCCCCCTGTGATCTCAGCAGGGCCACGATTTCATCTCCATCCGGGGTGTAGTCTCCTGCCACCTGGACAGCCTGCCTGAAGGCCTGAACCATGCGAGCCGAATGCTCGAGGTTCTCGGCTACGGATCTGCCAGTCTGTTTGGAGATGTTCCGCAGGTCCATCCCATCCACAAATGACTTGAGCGTGGTGATGGTGGCCTTGTTGACATCCGGTGCTGTGGAGAGGATCTTATAGAAGGCGTCGGTAAAGACGCTGGGGCTATTGCCCCTGGTTGGGCTTGTGGCACCCTTCAGGATGGACGGATCGGCATCAGGCCGGCGGGCCACCTTGGGCACGGAGGTCTCGAGTCGGATCTGATCAACCACGGCAGCACTGGGTGGGACCGAGTCGTTGAAGGTGGCCAGTTCCTCCGCACGCATGGTGGCCGGATCATTCGAAAGATCCATCTCGAGCTGGGCCCGTTCCTCGGCTAGATCAGCCAGTTTCTGCTCCAGATCCTGGATGCGCTGGGCTTCTGGATCGAGTTGCTTTGCAGGAGCATCCAGACCAATCTCGAGTTGCTTAGGATCAGGAGCGTCTGCTGTTGCCGCCTTGGTTGCATCTTCTACCTCAGCCTTGGCGGCTGCATACTCAGGGCTCCAGTATGGGTCCCCTTCTTCCACTTCTTTGAGATTAGCCTCGGCTATTTCAAGTCTACGCTCTGCGTTCTCAACTGGGAGATTAGACAGCTCCCTTCTCAGTTCAGGCGTAAGTGGAGGGGAGGGGGTTACATCCCTGAGGGGCAATTCCAGCTGCTTATTTTTGAGGCTGTCGAGCTCAGTCTCCAGCTCGATGCGGCGGGCCTCCAGCTCGCGGACGCGGCCATTGGTAGCGACGGACCACTGCTTGTCGGAGAGATCGGTTTTGGCTGCCTTGGCGGCCTGAGCCTCCTCGGCACCCTGGGCGACCCCGCGGGCCATGGCTTCCTCAGGAGGAAGGCCCTGCTTCAGGAAGGCCTGGGTGGCCTTGCGGGCGAATAGGAGGTAGCTGACGGCATCAGCACCAGCGCCCACGGCACCCCCGGTGATGGTGGCCTTGAGCTTGGAGATGAAGGCGTTATCGGTCCGGCTGGAGGCCAGACCCAAGGACCACAGCTCTTTGGTCTCGGGGGTGACGAAGGGGAGGTCTCGGATCAGGTTGGCGGCATTGGGATCGCCGGCCTTGGTGAGCAGGAAGTCTGCAGCAGCACCGGCTGGGATGCCAGAGGCTGCCTGTGCGCCGGCTCGTGCCAGCTTACCTTTGTTGGCGGCTCCAGCGATCAGGCCCGTCTGGGGAAGCCGTCGTGCCACCGAGAAGGTGGTCAGGGCGAAGGAGAGGATGTCGGCTCCCAGCTGGCCGGCTGTGGTGTTGGGGCGGTTCTCCGGGGCCATGGAGTTGAACCGGATCTCCCGGTATTCCTTCTCCAGGGGATCCCAGGACTTGGGCAGCTCAGGGAGTGTCATGCCGGAGACCTTCTTGAGGGCCTTCTCGGTGGCGCTGTAGGCACCCAGGCCGCCCCAGATGGCCGTCTCGCCTATGCCTTCTACGATCTGGGTCAGGCCGGCATCCAGGGCCCGCAGGGGTTCCTTGATGACTGCGAATCCGCCCTCATTGCCGTCGTTGGCCGTGGCCTTACGGAAAAGCTCGACAGGGCCCGGAATGAGCGGCTTAAATCCTGGTCCCGTGTCAGGGATAATCTTCCTGGGCTTCGGTGCATTAGGATCGATCGGCCTATCTTTGGCCTTGAGTCTTCGCCCAGAGGGATCCATACCCTTGGCGAGGTTGGCCGCGGCCTTCCGGCGCTTCTCTTCCTCGAGGCGCTGGCGCTCCTTCTCGGCGGCGATGTTGGCGTCGGTGCTCTCGGTGATGGTGGGAAGACCGGGAGACCGGGAGGGCTGAGGCATGGAAAATAAAGCAAGGGGGCAGCCGAAAGCCCCACCGGACGCATCCAGTGGGGTTTGTGATCGGATGGTGAGGGCGGTAGACCGCCTACATCACCGGAGAAGCGGCAGCAGGAGCTCCTTGAGGACCTCAGGCCGTCGATATGGGATGGTCTGCTTGGAGCCGCGGGGGGCAGGCTCGAGGGGATCACTGGAGGCGATGCCACCGGCAGAGGTGCTGCCTGTGGAACCCTGCCGTCCTAGGATGGTGCCCACCTGGACGGAGTCGCCAACTTTGACGTAGACCGCATCCAGGTGAGCATTGATGAGCTGGAAAGTTTGTCCGGTCTTAGGATCCTTATGCTCGGTGATGACATAGATCCCGTAGCTAGTTTTGCCATCTGGCTGGCGTCCGATGTCGGTCACCTTTCCAGGAGCAAAGGCAGGGAATTGCTTGTCGTTAAAGTAGATGTCGACCCCACCCTTCTGGTAGGAATCGCCTCGTCCCTTGGTTTCCCAGTTGACTATTGCGATATTCTCCTTGCGGAAGTTTCCGGTCAGGCCAACGGCCCCGCCACCACGAACTTGGTAAGCGGCCCGCATCTTTCTCAGGTAGGGCCTCGCGTCGAAGCTGAGCTTGCCAGCTTCCCATTCGTTGTTGAAGTCCTCGACCGCCTTCTCCAGGTTTCCGCCCCCTTTGAGATAGGATGTGAGAGCTGGACGCTTCCAGCCTCCCCAGATTAGCTCAGAGGCCATGCGGTCTTGAAGCTCAGGGGTGAAGGGTTCGGTGCCAGTGAGGCCCATCTTCTGCTTGAGGAGATCCAGGGTGCGGCCCTTACCCAGCTGGAGCTGGTACTTGCCGACGTGGTGGGCCTTGGTTCCTTGGATCTGATCGATGGTCATGCTGGTCAGGCCGGGGATGCCTTGGGGCATGTCGCCGGCTGTGCCGCTGTTTGCAGCCTCGTACTCCATGGCTCCACCCTCCTTATTGCCCAGGTCACGCAGGAGCTCGGCCGTTTCAGGAGCAACGCCACCTGAAGGCGTCGGTGTGTTCTGGAGGAGCAGCTTTTTCCGCTCGATCTGCCAGTCGGCTCTGAACAGTTCGACAGGAGTGGAGCGGGGATTATCCTTGATGGCCAGCTGCAGGCCCTGGGCCAAGTCAGCCAGGCTTCGGGGTTGACCACTCTGGGCTCGGATGTATTCGGTCTGGGTGAGGCCGGTCAGCTTGATGGCTTCCTGCTGTTCTCCCGGAAAGGCGCCAGTTTTCCTGTAGACTTCCGCACCTGTTTCTAGGCTCTCGTTTGTCATCACCCGGTCTCTAGGCTTAACGGTGACTCCTTTCAGGTCGGCGGGCTTGATCTGGGAGTAGTCAATGCTCGTCTCTTTGCCGGTCTGAGAGAAGTTGACCCCTGCAGTTTTATTGACTAGAGGAGCCATGAACTGCACAGGGAAACCAGGGCTGGTCGCTCGTGTGGGGCTTACAATGAAGCGACTATCCCCTGTTTTAGGATCTAGGACCCTGGAGATCATCTTCTCAATGTGAGCGTTGGCATCTTCAGTGGAGAAGTCGGGATTCTGAGCAGCAAGTTTTAGTAGCTCCGTCCTCATCTCAAAAGCAAACTGGGCAGAGCGGGTGACCACCTCTGCCCCCTCGAGATCAGTGGCGGTGAATCCCTTTCCTTTGAGCTGAGCAGCGATGGCTGCCTTGGCCGCATCCTGGGTGATCTTGGTGAACTCCTTGATCCTACCTGGGGCCAGATCCTCGGGGAACTTGAGGCGGTTCAGGATGCCAGGACTGAACTCTCCATCGGCGATGGATTTCTGCACTTGGGCCTTACTCCACCGAGCTGGGTTCCTATTGAACTGCTCAACAAAGCTATCCTCGAAGGCCACACCTGCCCGTCGCTTTGGCTTTTGACCATGGGCAATGAGGGCTGCATCTGCGCCTGCAAGTCCTGCCTTTGACATCTCTGTCAGCGTCTGCAGTGTAGTATTATAGGCCTTCTCGGCTTCATCCGGAGTAGCATTGATGATGGTCTTCTTGTAGGCCTGGACCGCATTCTCGACGGTGGCAAGCTGGGCAGCTTTTCGATCGTCAGCTTCCTGCTTGTTGAGGGCCTTGATTCTGGTCAGGGCATTGTCGAATACATCAGGAAAGCTATTTTCCAGCGTCCCCAGTGACATAGAACCATCTTCTGCCCGGGGAAGGGCTTTGAGGCGGGCAATGGCAAGATCGTCTTTTCGAAGGATGGCCTCGGTGACCATCCGATCTAGCACCTTCTTGTCGGCCTCTGATCGTGTAATCCCTTCGGCCGCGGCCCATTCAGCTCCACCGAGCTGGAAAATGGATGCGAGGTTGCTGGAGTCATTCATCTGGCTGTTGGCCAGCGCACCTCCCAATCGAGCTGCAACTTCACTGACGGCTCGATCCTTCTGGACGGCAGCAATCTTCTTGGCCCCGGCTGAGAAGACCCGGGCCTTGATGTCCATGATCTTGGGAGTGACGTGCTCAGCCAAGAGCAGAGGGTTGAGCCCATCAAGGCCGCTGGCTCCAATGAAGGTCTGGAGGACCACGGACCAAACGGCGTTCAACTCTGCCATAGATTCTGCTTCGGAGGGTGCAATCATCCGAACGCTACCATCAGGGGTGGTGATCCGGATGCTCTTGGTGGTGGATTCCATCGCCTGCTCGAAGAGCATTTCGGCGTTGGCAGCTGCTTTCATGGCGGTGCCTTGGGCCTGTCCGTACTGACGCCAGCCACTCACCACTGGATCGTTGGCTCGGATCTCCACAGCCACGTCGGGTCGGATGCTCTCAAGATCGTTGAGCGCATTCTGCTCATCGAGAGCTGCAGCTCGAAGCTGGGTGGTATTTTCCCGATAAGTCTGCAGAGCCTCAGGCTTGGGCTGCATGTCCCCATTGAGGATGTCAGCGATTCCGAGCTTGCGGTCGTTCTCATTGACGCCTTTCTGACGTTCGACCATAAACTCAGTGACCGTCTTGGACAGCCCAGCTAAGGCTTCCAGGCTCTTATCCGGGTTGGCCAGATTGTACTCCTGGGCCTTGGCAAAGCTCGCAAGGGCATCCTGCCCCTGCCTTAGTACCGCATCGGAATTGTCAACAGCTTGGACTGGGCTAAACCCCCGGGATTGGGTGCCGCCTAGGGATACCCGACGGCCTTGAGGACTATAATCAATGGCCATGGTTCACTAAACGAGTTTTGGTAGTCTCAGAGCCGTATTGAAATTATTGGGACTGCCAGTAGGAGGTTTCGGTGCAGCACCACTGGGCGCCTGAAGGGAGCTGAATGTGCTAATTCCAGATAGACCAGCGCCTACCAGACCAGAAACCAGGCCAAGCGAATTAGGAGTCTTTGCCTTTATCTTGGTGGGTTTGGATGGAGCAGGACTACGGGTAGACGCAACCTGAGCATTAGCGCTGGTTGCCTGGTCGAAGATGGAGTCGATAGACTGGTAGTAATCGTCTCGAGCGTACCCTAGGTTCAGTCCCAAGGTGGCCAGGTCTCGTCCGTATTCTCGGTCGGGGTCCATGGCCAGGATTCCGATGCTGCGGCCAGATTTGCCGCTGGCTTGGATGTTGGCAGCATCCCGCATGGATCGGAGCCGCAGGTTATCAGCTTCTAGGGCTGCCTGCTTGTACTCATTGTTAATCTTGATCTGTGCCGACATATAGGCCTTGGACGCAGCTTCTCGGTTCAGTTTCTCCTGACGATTGGCTGCATCCTCCTGTTGAGTCCAGGCCTGCGCCTGCAGCTCATACTGCTTCTGCTGGTACTCGTTTTGAGCCTTGGCTTCATCCCTGGCCTGGTTAGTTTCTTGGGTATAACTGGCGATGGATCCAACGGCTTGTGTGGCGAAGGAAGCCACACCGAGAGCAACAGGAGCGATTACTGCGAGTGGGGCGCACATTGGGCAAACGGGAGGAACAACTGAAGGGGGGACGTGGGGGATTCGACCTCAAACCCCAGGAGCCTGAGAAGTTTGATGTGAGGGTAGTTGTGGCGATGGACCTGATGTGCAAGAACTGGGTAGATGGCGAGCTGCTCCTCCACCCATTCCCGAGCCTGCTTCACGAAGGCGATCGGCTCCGTCTTGGCAGCATCTGTACTGAGCATCCAGGGGGCCCCAAGGGCATCCGACACATGCACCACACCTGCGATGGCCGCGATGCGGCTGTGCTTGTCGTAGATCGCCTTGGGGTCTGCTGAGGACTGGATGCCCATCCAGATTGCTTCGAACGGCATCACTTGGCTCACCATCAGCTCAGCTCGATCGTAATCACTGAGGTGAAAGAAGAGAGCATGGGCGTCGACCAGATCGGCCGACCGGAGGGTGTAGCTCATAGTCGCTGATGACCAAAGGTGTCAAACGTCCCCTCCCATAGGATGCTGTCGATTGTCACAGGGAATAGGAAGGGAGCCTGGATCTTGATTTCCGTGGCATCCCCCTTGGCAAAGACTGGCACGGTATTGGTGCGATTCCTTACAATGGGAATGGTGCCAGGAACGTAGCTTCCAGCCACTTTTTGCTCAAGTGTAGAGACAAAGGTCTCTCGTCCCAGGTTCTTGACCTCGACCTGAAACGATCCAGAGTTGAAACTAGAGAAAGTCAGTCTATGGATGACGGGGATGTTGCGGGTGTCCCGCTTCTCATCTCGTCCTTTGATGAAAAAGGCTGGCAGCGTGGCCTCAGCCTGAATCCTCGTACCAATGGAGAAGGTGTTAGTACTAAGGTCTCCAGGAACGCTCAGGTGCCACTTCCGTCCCACTGGGTTGGAGGGTGTGTTGATCAGGGTGCCGGTGTAGGTTACTCCTGGCTGGGCTGCGCTGGTAGTGACACACTCCCAAGTCTGGCCCTGGTAATCGGCCAGATGGTCGGAGATCCCTACCTCCGTGGTGTCGTTGGTGACGTTGTAGAAGATGGATGGATTGTAACTGTGAAGGTCTAGGCGAACATCCACCTGCTCTCCTTGGAAGAAGAGGGGGCTATTGGAGTTGTTATTGTCAATCGTGATATTGGCTAGGCTCAGGGTTGCAGGGTTGGTTTTGGACCGAAGCACCACAGTGAGAACATTGCCAGAGAAGGATTGATGCTCAATCAATCCAGGGACCCTCCAACGAAACCATGCAGCCTGCTTTCTTTCCCCACCCACGTCGTAAAATTTGAAGCAGAATAGCTGACCTTCAGCCTGCTTGCTTCTGAGTGTGACCATGGAGGCCGTGGTTGATGCCTTCATGTCCTGAATGTCAGGAGGCAGATACCTAGGTATCACCCTGGTGAGTTCGGCAACCCTGGTGCGGCTCTGGCCTTCAGCCGTGAATTGAGCCTCGAAGACAGAAGTGGCCCTGGCACTCTTGCTTGCAAAGACAATGCTCGGTCCTATGTCAATCGGAGCCAGATTAGACAGCAGGTCGTAGGAACCCACTTGAACCATCTCAGCAGTGGCTGTGCTGAAGGCTTCGGTGTTGGTCTCTAGGCTGTATTGCCCATTGTCGGAAAAGCAGAGAAGGCCCCGCTGGTAGGGGAGCATGCGACGGAATCTCAGTGGCCGTGTTGAGCCTGCGGAAATATCCACTGGATCGGATGCCAGAACGGTGGCAACTGTGGTCTGGAAGAAATTGAAGTAGTTGCCAGCCACACTGGTTATGATGTTGTCTTGGCTAGAAAGAACCAGCCTGTTCTTGAAGAAAGAGATCCCGTCAATGGGGTTATCCTTGAAGCTGGGCCAGCTGTTGGACTTGATGTCCCCTGCCTGCCTGTCCACCCAATAGAGCTTGGCAAAAGGATCCGCCACAGTGGTGACTGTAGCCACTGACGTGATGGTGAAGGTATCACCAAACTCATTGGAGACGACATTGGAGACAGCAAACCCATAGCCGGCACGGCTCGGCTCGACTGTCACGATATTGCCTGAGGCATCTGTAGAGGCCACCCGGAGGCGTAGATTGGTACCCACGCTGCCGCGGGCCCAGAAGGTCTGACCGACCAGGTATCGCCCTCGGGTGGAGCTCAAGACCGCGGCTGACGTGACGGCGCCTGCGGTCGACACGCTGGGCAGGGTAGCCAGGGCCTCTGCAAGGCCAAGGCGACGAACGGTGAAGGTGCCATTAGCCTCGCGGATGAGAGCATGAGGCAGGGTGTCCGTATTGAAGCCGTTGTTTACAGCAGGACCGATGGTCTCTTCCCATACACCTACACCAGAGGTTGCGCCACTATCAGTCTTGAAGGTCACCCAGTAGTCGTCCCCATCAGATCCTTCATTGCTGAGAATCTGGATGCGGGAATTATTGATGAACTGCCTAGGAAGCTCAGCCGGACTGGATACCTTACCCTTGGCGATGGAGATGGCCGAGCCGCCCTGTCCGCCCTGGGTAGAGGCGTCAAATGGACCTCCGTCATTCCTCCTAACATACAAGTAAGGTCCGATTACTGTGGCTGTGAGGATGCCCCCCGCATTGATTACCGATGCTAAACCTTCGGTGACATCTCGAATGCTTAGGATCGTACTACCAGATGAGTGCCCGGTAGTATAGGTGTAGAGTGTCGACGGCTGCAGAGTGAACTCATAGCGGCTGCTATATGCTACAGCATTGATGCTGACGATTGCGTAGGGAGTATCTGTAGGACTGGCCAGGCTACCCTGCGCGACGTTTACTTTTTTATTCAAAAGGAGAGTGTAGTCACCAACAGTGAGCAGTTCCAGCTCTGCATCGTCGGTGTGCGCCAGGTAGCCCTGTGCCCCCGATCCTATCGCATTGACGATCTGGGATTCACCACTCTGGGCATCCCACACTTTGAGCATGGAGGCTCCAGCGGTGCGTCCAATCTGGACCAGGTACTTCTCCTCATCATCACGATCAATAAAGCCCCAGCTGGAGGAGGTGCTGAGGGCTCCATTCAGTTGGGAGATGTGCTTTATTCCAGGACGCTTGGACAACCCGAATAAGGGGTCCGGTAGGAAATCATCACAGGTGACAAATGTACCCTCGAGCTTTAGGGAGTCGGGCTGCTGGGAGACTCCTCCGATCAGGTTGTCGATCTTCTGCGAGACGGCTGGCATAATTACCTAGAAATGATGGAGAGTGCAGTCTGGGTTGGAGCCATGAAGTATCGGCCCTTGTCTCCTTGAACCAGGGCATTATGGCGACCAGTGGTGCAGTCGTAGGAGAGACATGCGGCTCTTAGTGTTTGCTCATCCAGGGCATTGAACTGGACCATCTTGTCGGATCCCAAGGCACGCCCCGCAAACCCCCTGGCAGCTCGTTGGATAATGTAGTTTTGAAATACAGCAGGAATGTCCTCGAACAGGTAGTCCCACACTACATCCAGGCTGATAGAAGCACCAGCGCCCCAGTTGAAGCTATGGGTGAGGTTGTTATAGAGCTTGCCATTTTTCTGTACAGCTCGCACCCGAAACTGGTTATCTTCCTGGTTGACAGACATATTCAAAATACCCGGAGGAACGGTAATGTCCCCATTGATGTCGGCCAGCAGCGTGTACCCCTTTTCGGAGTTGAAGTTCCAGCCTTCCCCAAGTACCTCTACACGCACAGTGTCGAGAATAAGGGTGGCAATAGCAATCTCGGGATTAGCCTGATCGAGTCCAGTGATTGGTGCCTGACCAATAGCGGTCAGCATCGAGTTGACTGCTTGCAGCTGAGTGACCATGGTTGGAAAGGGAAGCGCCGTTCTGGGCGCAGAAAGGTAAAAGGCCCAGGCTTGAATAAGCCC